CTAGGAATGGCGGTCAGTACTCTCGGCATTTTCAGCTACGTCCAGCTGGGCGTCGAACCTAAAATTCTGTGGGCTGGGCCAAATGCGGTAATAGGTGGTTTCCTGACACGAGAAACCTTTTAAAATGGCGTCAGTGGCATCAAAGATACAATCAGGCAAATATGATGCATCCAGCAGGATCTCGGTCAACAGTTCAGCGTCTCTGATTTCTTCACGGCTGGCGTTCGGCGGGGGCTTGATTGTCCACTTGAGGGACTGAATAGCCCGGCGACGCTTACCCAGCTCAGACTGAAGGTGAGAGTCTTTCTCTTCCATATCCTCGGCCAAATCGCACTGGTCGAGCAACAGCCCCCGTTCGGCATCCACCAGAATTTCAGCCGCACGGGCAGGCGTCAGGCCACTGACGGGGTGGTCACTGTAATGGCGGCGCAACTGGCTCACCCGTGAATCGTCAGACTCAGTTTGCGGCTCACTCTGGAACCAGAAACGACGCCCAAAGGCGTCAACCAATCGACTGAGCATTTTCACCAGCATCCCCTTTCTATATTGGGTGAATCATCATCTTCGCTGGGAGCACTGTGTTTCCCAGGCAAAGGGGTAAATTCAATAATCTGACCGTCCATGTAGCTGGCCCTGATGGCCATCATGTAGGACACGCAACTGTCACCGTGTCGCTTGTTCCCGTCTGCGCCGGTGCTGCGGTTCTTGTCAATCTTAGGGACACCCCGTATCACCTGAAGGTGACGTTGGTCGGTGATGATGTCTTCATCTTTCGGGATTTCGATGTAACCGGACTCAAACAGTGCCTTGTACTTCGGTGCCCATTCCCGATACCAGCTTTCACTTAACTGGATAGCGGCCACCATATCCTCACCCCAGTGCAGCAATACGGCTTCAGCCAAATAGCCGCCATTGCCCCCGGCATCCAGTGCCACCCCCACCAGTCGTGGTGTACCGTGCAAAATAAAGAAGATGATTTCCCGCTGCTGGTTGTAGGGCACACTGCGTAGCTCCACCGTCAGGCGCAGACGGCGACGAGTGTCTTGCTCGATACTGGACACGCTGAAAATGGACAAGTCGGCGATACGGGCAAAGTCCCCCCCGACGCTGTGCCGGATATCGGGGTCAAGCAGCGTCAACAGCGGGGCCAAATCTTCTTCACACCAGGTGGCCACTGTTTGGTGACGTTCTTCTTCTGTCCACTCCATGTGACCATCTGGCATGGTAAAGCGCAGAACGGGATGTTCTTCACGGGTAGCACGATCAATCAGTACGCGGGGAATGTAGGCACCGGAGCCTTGCTTCGGCACACAGTAATATTCCTCCAGCGCATCTTCTTCCGTGGCGGTATCTTTGAGCAGGTTGGCTTTCCACTCATCCTCTTTCGCCTGTGACCAGTCCTGTTTTGATATCTGGCAGATACGCCGATACAGCCCGTCATTGCAGGCGTCATCCAGTGTGATTGTATGGATAGAATAGCGTTTACGCCCGGCACGGGAGTCCTGGATCAACTCATTGAACAGGTTTTCAACCCCGTTATGGGTGGAGATAATACGGATTTTCGCCCCCCACATGGTCAGCGCCAGTGCGGCTTTGAGTACCTCAGCCAACCGTTCATGGTGACCGGCCTCATCAATGGTCACATTGCCCTGCATACCGCGCAGGTTCTTCGGATTGCTGGAGAGCGCTTGTACCTTGAAACCGGAGGCAAAATAAATGACGAAGGTCAGAATGTCCTTGTCTTCATCCTCAAAGACTTCTTCCCCCACTTCCCCCGCCGCCAGCCCGTAGGCTTTGGCCCACATGGCCGCCGCATCGATAAACTCCCGTGCCATCTCTTTGTTGGAGCCAATATAGAAATGGTTCGTCCCGCCTGCTTCGCGGGACTTGGCAGCGGTTAATGAGGCATCAGCCGCTTCTGCCCAGGTCAGCCCGGCACGGCGCGTCTTCTCGGCGATTTTTAATGGTGAGTCGTCGGCAATCCACCTTTTTTGATACCCCAACAGGACATCGCTGTAATCATCGCTAAACGCCTGAGCGGTTGAGATAACAAACTGCGCAGCGGGTGTGAGTTCGGTGGTCAGCATCAGACGATCCCCAAAATTTGACGGCGAATATCCGCAGCGGCATCGGCTGTCAGCCCCGCCTGTTTAACTATTTTTTCGGTTTTGTCGGCCGCTTCAGCCGCGAATGCGGCGCGGATCTCTTTCTCGCGCTTGAGGCTGGTCATTGCTGCCTGCTCAACGCGCTGGATGGCGAGAGCCAGTTGGCTGATGGCTTTGGGTTCAACAGTTTTCCCGCCCTCGCTCATGGTCATGGAGGTTTCGAACGCCAGCGTTCTGACCACCTCTTGCAGCAACTTTCCGACATCAGAGGTCGGCGCATCACCCAGTTTGGCGCACCACACTTCAGCCACTTCCCGCGACTGACGAATTTTCGAGCCGATTTCTTCCATCCGACTGGCATAGCGGTTTAGGCCGGTGCGGCTGAGTTTCATGTCATCGCCCAGACCATGACCGTCAATCAGCTCATTGACTGCCGCCCGGATATCTTCTTGCGTGTGGCGCTTATCCCGTAACAAACCGTGCAACTGATCACGAATGGCGGAAGGCAGGAGATCGATTTTAGACGGACGGCCACGGGTGCGTTTATCACTCATGGAGGTCTGCCTTTGCTCTTGCCAGTTGTTCTTTCCGAACCGCTATTATTTCTTTTTGCAGTTGTTTCCAGACACGATTGTGGTCTGGATGAGTGGACAAAAAGTGATTAACAAAACTGTCTTTTGCCAGTGTGTCGTAGGGCTTGCCGCTCGTTTCTTCCAATTGAGGCTTAATCACATGGGTTTCAATTTCCTGGCAAACATAGATATTGGCCATCATCCGCAAGATATTTTTTTGCCCGGAGGTTAACGGTTTAAGTGTCATGCTATCCCCTTGGCCGTGGACGTTTTACACCGGGGACGGTACTGCGCCCCTCGGCCACATCAGCACCGCGACCCGATAATGTGGCCACCAGACACCCGGAAACATCTTTCACCGATAACAACCCTTGCTCGGCCAACCAATGGCAATGTGTTCGCACTCTGTCGCGGCTAACACGGTGCCCGTAAGCATCAAGACAAGTCTGCAACACCGACTCGTTGGCATCGCCGCCGCACTCGGTCAACGTGCGTAACACTACCAGGCGCTGGTCTGCGTCTAAGATTTCCTGCATGTTCAGTCCTTATTCTTCAATTCGTTTTGCAACAGTAAATCACTCATGTGCCGTAACTGCCGCAACTCCGGCACCGCCGCTTTTAGGTCACCGCGTAACTCCGCGATGTCCAGTTGCAAGGCGTGCAGATCTTTTTGATTGGGCAACGTAGAAAAAGAGGTTTCTAGCCCGTTCAAACGGGATTTGAGGGTTTCGACTTCGTCACGCTTGGCGTAGGTTTTTGCCAGAGTAAACAGGATGACGTTAAAACCTACAGTACCCAGCGCCCACATAATGGCCCAGTGTTCTCTAATGATGTCTAGCAACGTGGGCCTCCCTTTTTTCTGTTAACGTTTGGCACGTAATACAACGCAAAAATGTAGGGTCAAGCGCTAACCGGCGCGGTTCAATATCGCCACTACAATCAATACAAACCCCGTTACTGCGAAAGAGGGGGCGGGTGGTATGTGCTGTGATAATCCGGTCACGTACCTGTTGTTCAAGTTCACTCGCATAATCTGCGTCGTCAGCCATTACTTTATTCCTGGTTGGTTTGCTGCCACTGCTGGATGGCCATCAGCCTGCTTTCCAGATTCTGGCTCCATTCCCCGTAGCGACTCGCGTGCATCAGCAGTGCTTCGGGACTCCCCGATGTTGGCGGTGGGGGTTTGAGGGGGATGTGTGTCAGGGCGTTCGGTAGCCGTGGGCACACGGTTATCACTGGTATAGCCAAGGGCGGCGGTGTAGACACGCAAGCTGTCAGAGCCAATACCGGTAAAAGTCTTGCCATCTTTGCCAAGTGCATTGGGAATACTCCTGTCATGCTGTTGTTTTGCCTGGGCCAGCGCATACGTGGTGGCATACAACTCGGCGGTCAATTGTTCATTGGTCGTATTCAGTGCCTGCTGTTTGGCGGCAGCTTCACGGAGTGCCAGATTATTGAGGTCAGCGGCATTTTTCTGTGCCTGGACAAAGGCAAATTGAGCCTCACTTAATGCGCGTTCCGCTGCTGTAATCTGAGGGGTTAAGCTAGCTTTAGTGACGGCCTGCCCAAATGAAAACCCAAGTGACAGACAGACAATGCAGAAGAACAGCGACCAGCCGTATTGGCGTAACAGGTTAATCATTGGGGGTTACCTCTCGGTCACGTTTGATGGATGCCAGCTTTGATGCCTGGGTATTAAAGACCCAGGCGGAGAGGTAGCCAAGAAAGAGCCACTCGGACAAATTTCCCCGCCAGGCATACAGTAACAACACCGCCGTACTGGCAACGAAAGCCCCGCACACCATGGTATCTGAGGTGGAAAGGCGACCACGGGGGTTAGTGATAAGTTGCTTGAGATTAGTGAACATGTGGCTCCCGAAAGAGTTTTTCGATTTTTTGCCGTGCGACTTCAGCACTCATGCCTACGGTTTTAGCCAGGCGAATATCTTGCTCAGTTACACTCTGCCAGCCCTGACGGTAAAGAGACTGATAGGTCGCGTTGTGGCTGTAGAGTGGCACTGCATCAATTGACTCACCCGCGAGCGCACGACGCAGACAACAGCTTCTCGCCTCAAAATAGGTACGGCGATAGCGTGGGTTACGCAGTTCGGGGATCAGCGTTTGCAACAGGCAAACAGAAGTGGCAGGCAAAGTCATTACAGCACCTCCCAAACAGCCGTTGTCAGCTTATCCAGACGGTTAAACCATCCGTTCATGAAGCGGATTTGCACCGGAGAATTGGCAATAATGCGGGTGTAGGTCTGGGAACGCTGGTTCATCAGCCGGGCAAAGAACAACCGTGGCATGACTGCCTCTACCGCCGCTAATGTCTTGGCACCGATGACACCATCATCGACAACCCGCAAGGCCCGCTGTAGCTGCTGGATAGCCACTTTATAGCCATGCTGTACAGCGCCGTCGAACACAGCAAGAGAGATACCGTCGGGTAACTGGTCGCAACCAACCTTTAACCAATAATCACGGAAGTAAATTTCAGTAGCTTGCTCTGGGGTTAGTGCGGCGATATTGAGAGTGGGATAGCTGCGCTTACTGATGCCGTATTTTGTTTCCCCGCCTTTGTCGGTAGGGTCATTAACATAGCCGCCTTCTGCCGCGAGCATGTAATCAATAGCATGAATAAATGTAACGCTGTATGGGGTCATAATAGCTACCTGTTGATAATCGGTAGCTCATCATTACGTATGGGGGTAATTGGGTGGGTTTGTGACGGGTCAAACAAAACCCGCCTGATTTGGCGGGTTGGATTTAGTCGAATAACTCGGTCTGGTAACGCTTACGATGTAAAGCGAGTTGCTGTCGCAAAATAGCATAAACCGTCGAGTTAGTAAGGGCGTATTTTCGCGCGAGGCAATCAATATCACCCCGCGAACGGCTCCATTCATCGAACAACTGATTATCACGTAGAGCTGCTTTGAGCGCCTCGCCTGTAGGCAGGTAAACCGCACGACCACCATAATAGTGAGCCAATGCGCCAACTAATTTACTGGCAGATAAACGGGCCGCAACCTCATCATGGCCTTGGCGTTGTAACTCAGCACAAAAGAGGTCAATCATATCTGCCAATAGTTGTGGCCAGCGGGCATGTAACTCACCGAATGGGATAGCGTCTATCCTATCCAGTAACAATCCTAGCTCTGCATGATCATCATCAAACAGCGGTAAGTTATCGTTCATACACCCCCCTGTATTTTGAGCCAGTCGGCCCCGCCCGGCAGCGTGGCAATATCAACTCCAAGCTGTTGCATTCGCTTGAAATAATCATCATAGTTCTCGGCATTACGGACTTGCTCTACCTGCTGTTTTTCCCTGGCACTGACCGTGCTGGTCTGAGCAAAAATCTGTTTAGACGATTGGTATACCGTTTTCAGATAATTGTGATTCGAGAGGGGTTTCTTATCGCCCAGTGCGCGTTTTTCGCGGATACGCTCAACAGTTTCACTGAGCGCATGAGCCAGAACGCGACCTGGTGTATAGAGTTCCAACACATCGGATGCCAGCTTAAGCGCACGGCTATTGCTCAGATTGGACTTCTCGCGGCGAAATAAGCCGATATAGGCCACCAGATGCCGGGCGCAACTCCCCGGTAAGTCAGTCAGTATCTTAAGAAGTTGGCGGCTGGAATCATCTTCGCACAAGGCTTCCAGATGCCAGTCGGTATGGCAGATAGGGCAGCGGGACAGTTTCATAGGCTGGCCTCGTAGGCATTGGCAATAACCGGGTAATCACGCGACTCATCACCGGTAATAGGGTTAACCGGCAGAGACTTGCGGCGGGCTATCATTGATTTGATCATCAGACGAATATGCCACTGCTTGATGCACTCAAGCACCCGGAATGCCAGCCAGCCGTCAAGCCAGCCCACCTCGGCAACACCTACACCTTTATTGAGCTGTGAGGTCATACGCTTAACGTAAGCATTCAGTGCCAGTTCATCATCGCTACCGACAAAGCCATGCAGGAACATGGTGTTCCAGATGGCACGGATTTTGGGTATTTCCTCCGCTCTTGAACGGCCTTTTGAATCCGGTTTAACCCGCGTTGCAGGCTTATTAAAACGGCGTTTAAATCCTCTTTGCTGGAACTCTGAGTAAACATCTTGCAGTTCCTGATAAGACATCACAGAGCAGCTTGTTTTGCCGTTCGCGGCATTGGCGAGCAAGACACGATAGGTCTCATCATCCAGTTTTAATTGGCTTTTAGCGATATGTATCAAGCGTACAAGTTGCGGACTATTCATAGTGAATCCTCGATTTAGGCGTAAGCCAGCCCTGACGGGTTTACGCCATATTTAAAGTGGTTTAATAGAGTTTTAAATTATCCTGCGGGGGTTAATGCCGTAATATTGGCAAACCAAGGTTCAAGGCTTATTTCAACAATAACGCCCTGATTAAAGTCACCCGCGGCGGCAACCGTTCTGACTGCTCGGCCTCCCCGTAATACTTTGTTGGGTTGATAAATAAAACCACTGCCAATAGGGTATTTTTTATTAAACTCTTTAGCGTTCATATCACACCGCCGCAATATCAATAGGAATGTTGACCAGCTTGCCGTCTGCGTCTTTCTGACGGAAGTTGATATAGGTTTTGGATACAGCAATTTGTAACGATTCGGATATGGCTTCCATCGCCTGATGCCAGCGCGGGTCATCAATTTTGATACGGCGTAAAGATAAGATACGGCCCGTATTTAATTGGCCCTCTTTATCAACGGCAAAGGCATCCAGAATAATGGCGCGTAAATTCTCATTGGCACCTTCGGACCATTCATTAAGGCATTCGTCTATCAGGTCTTTAGCAATCTGTAACTCCGGGCCAAAGGTCAGGGAATCCTGCACGGCTATGCGGATTTGTTTGCTACCATCATAGCTGGCAAAAGTGACATTACCCTTCAGACCGCCGCGTGTCTTACCGTACTTCTCCGCCACCAAGTCCAGCCAGGCGTAACACTCATCAAATGATTTTGACTTGAACGCTTTGATACGTGCGCTTTCTTCGATGGCTTCAGCAACCTGCGCACGGACAAATGCGTCCATTTCAAGGTCGAAATCAGACACCTGACTGATGGGTACCAGGCGAGATTTTCGGTCTACCATATAACCTTCAGGTAATACTTTTTTATTTTCCATAGTGCAGACCTCAGTGGTTTTTTTGAGTATTGGTGTTCATGCCCATATTTTCACCAACGTGTTTTACTACACCTGAAATGATTGATGGCTGGACACGGGTAAGTATTTTTAAATATTCCTGGGCGAAATCCTTAGCACCAGGATGATAGCTAGATGTTATTGCCTGTTTGATACCTTCGTTTTCTGTTACATAAATAACAGTTGTAATTGTCATTATTTTTATTTTGCTCATTTCTTACCTCCAGTAAATTATGCAATCCTGCACCATCGCGGTATACGCCTTACGCATACTGCCATTATGGGTTTCTATCATTTCTTTAGAACGGCGAATCAAGTCTGGACACGGAGCGACAATCTCCAGCATCGGTCTGGCCCGTTCAGTGTTAACTCGTTTGATTTCAACGTTACGGCGTTCGAGCCAACCCACCGCATTCACTAACTGCGTTGCTTTACGTTTCATGCATGTACCCCTTCAAGGTCTTTGACGGCTGCACGGATGTGCTTTTCAGTCAGGGCTTCGTTACTGCCTTTGGCAAACATCGCTGCCAGGCGGAGTGTGTGGGAGACGGTACGCAATGCGCCGGGACGCTCGGATAAGGTCTGGATCAACGCGCGTTCGGCTTTCCCCGTCAGGCCCCATGCATCGGAAATAGCAGTGATGTCATCCCGCTTGGTTTTGAGGATGGCCACTTTCTTGGCGATACGGCTAAACAGACGGGCGAAATCCACACTACGGGAACTGCCGCCAGTCAGTTTGGCGTATACCTGATGGTTACCGACCAGCGCCAGACCGATACCGGTTTCTTCCTGCAAGATGCGCAATTCTTCCAGCACCGGGTAATCCAGGTGATCGGCTTCATCGATAATTAACAAGCCGTTAGTGCCACGCAGTTTCCTGCGCACTGCACGGCCCAATTGCCCAGCACGACGGGGTGCATCACCGACACCCAGCTCTAAAGCCAATTCATAGAGCGCTTCGCTAAGGCTGGCGCGGGAGGGGGAAACGGTGATTAACCAGACATTCGGGCGCTCAGAAACAAACTGCTGCAATGAGCGAGTTTTGCCGACGCCGGGACTGCCATAGATAACGGTGATGCATTGTGCCAACTGTGCATATTGCAGTGCAGACCATATCTGACGTGCTGTTTTGGTCTGCACAAAATCAGGGGCTTCCGGCATTTCATTCGCGCGGCGGCTACGGTTTTCCAGCCAGATAGAGAGCTGTCCTGCGATTTTACTGTTGTCGCCCCGGTAACTTTCACTCATAAACTGCGACAGGGCAGTGCCTGAAATGGCACTTTCACGGGCGATAGTGCTATAGGTCACATCATCGCGCTCAACTATCCCGCGTATCTCGGCGCGAACATCAGCCATTGCGGTTTGGGCATGGGCTATATCCATTACATTACTCATGATAATTCTTCTCCTACAGGCTGTTTTTTTGTGACTGCTCATGTAATTGAGCAACCGCATTTTCAAAGGCATAGTCATAGTCTGTCTCAGACTGTTCCTCTACCAGTTCACGCCGCACGGTATTACCGACAGGGCGATAGATTTCAACCACTCGGCTTTCAGGGGGTTCCGGTGGCAAGGTATCAGGCATCAGCTCGGCAACTTCCAGCGCGGTCATGCGGCTCTGTGCTGCTGTTGCCTCTTTCGTGCGTTTAACAAATCGGGTTCTGTTTCTGTGATGTTCACGGGCGGCTTGCGTGTCACCGAACCCGGCTTTCTGAATACAAGTGGCTTCACAGATGAAGCGCCCATCAAGGGTGTAACACAGCACACTGGCGTGTAATTGTGCCGGGTCAAACCGCACCACAACCTTATTAGGCTTGATACCCAGTAACTGTTCGTTGTAGTAGCGATTCTCACGGCCCTGCAACTTCCCGCCAGCCTTCAGCACAAAGGTGCCATCATTAACAGTGACCGCCTCAGATGGCAGCAGTAACAAGTGCCGTTGCTCTGCGGTAGCTTTGCGCACGGTGCTTTCCTGATAGCTTTGCTCAAAGGCGGCATCAAAGGAGAGGATACCCCGACATACCTCGGTATCGCGCTTAGGACGGCGATTCCAGAAGGCGATCCCTTCGGCCAGTGCTTTTAAAAAGACTTCGGCATCAACCACCCGTTCACCGTAATTATCCGGCTTGGCCATGGGGTTGGCACCGGTATACGCGCCCGCTAGTGAGGGGTGTTTATCGACAACTTCACCTAATCCACCATGTGAGAACGCACGTTCAATCGGCTTGGCCTGACCGTGGCCCTGACCAAACAAAACACTTGTCCAGTGCAGTTGAATGCCCAGCAGCGGAATAATGCCCTTAGGGTCATCTTCTTTAACTTTGAAGCGGTAACGGTTCGGCACACCACCTGTCATCCATTTGTTGGCAGCGGCGCGGGTGTTATCGATGGTGATATGTTTGGGGATGCCGTATTGCTCGACCACATCGGCCAACGCCAGACGAATAGAATCACTGTTCTCGGAAACATCGGTGCGGTAGCCCAAAATCTTACGGGTACGAATATCCTGCCAGACCCATGTTTTAGGCCGGATGATTTCGCCGTTGAACCAGCGAACAAACACGTTATGTTGGTAACCATCGCCGTTGATCCACTCCATGGCATCCAGTTCCAACACGCTGCGCTCTTGGGCAGGATAAAGACGCATCACGGCATGTTGCCCTTCGCGTAACAAAACGACTTGCTCTGCCGGAACCTCACGCTCCAGCTTGCGCCGTAGCGATGACAGGCTCGGTATTGTCCAGTTATGAGCGGCGGCAGCTTCTTCCAGCCGGGCGTAACAGGTACGTAATGCCGGTTGCTCCAGACGCAGAAAATCGGCGAGAAAGAAATCCCAGGCCTCAGCAGAACATTCGGCTTCTTTCATTTTACGGGCTGTCATGCACTGGCCATGTTTGCTGACCAGGGCCGCCAGCCAGTCAGTGCGATCAAACGGCTTGGCGAGGTAATACCAGCGCCGAACGTTGGCAGAGGACACATTGAGGGCTTCACCGACAGAATCAAATGCAGTCAACGTATCGATGCTGGAATCAATTAACCCGGCTACCGCGATAACGGCTTCGCATTTTTCGCGTGCTTTTTCACGCTGTTTATTGCTGGCGTTATTCCAGTGTTGCCACAGTGACTCGCGGCAATAGGCATCAGACGGGCGTTTGATGATGTCAAAATGTTGATTGTTGATTTCAACCGTGCCTTGCGCTTTCAATACAGCAGCCCGGGCGACAGGAGGAAGGCAATTAATGTGATACTCAAACGCTTTACTTCCAGCACGTTTACGCCGTTCTTCTCCTGCCAGTTTATCGAGATTGGCACGAATGTTATGTTGCATACTGGGTAAACCTGGCAACCCCACACATTCCTGCGCTGTAACCCAAACATCCATCGTCAACACTCCAATTAATGAGGAACCTATGAACAACTATGATAAATCACTTGAAAAACTCACAGCTCTGCAAGCAAAAGCTCAACGTGAGTTACCCGCTATATCGATGGGCTACGCTGTGTATGAGCTGCTACAAAAAGGAATATCATTCACCCCTGAACTTGTTTTGCAGCAACTCGTTCAGAATAAGAACAACCATCCAAGAGAACGGGGGGATGTTCTGGCCATTGAGTTGTTAAAGGGTTTCCTGAAGGATTCGAAAGATGTGTAACGACATGAAGGAGTAACTCCAACCAATCAAGGTCGTGCGGATATGTTTCGATAGCACGTATAAGCTCGGCCTTGGCATTATCCTCATTTTGAATATTAAAAAAGAGTTGACCATCAGCGCCTACCACCCAGACGTTTTTCATACAGCCTCCTTCCATTTTTCATAACGACTTGGCCAGATGATCTCTGGATTAACACCGATGGCATGAGCGATTAAACGCTCGCCTTTTGGCCAAGGGCGAACTAGGGCATTGCGTAAAGTGTCTTTGGACAGACCTGCTGCAACAGAGAGGGTTCGTAGATTAGTGCCACTTTTTTCTAACGCCGCGCGAATATCTGCGCGATGCCAGTCTTGTCTGTTTGTCTGCATTGTGTGATCCTCATAGGTTTATCTGTGCCGATAATCTCTAGCGCTTATCGGTATGAGTAAATCATATAGTCAAATAATCCGAATGTAAAGCCACCATTCGGATTATTTGACTAGCCAGCAGGCCATTTGAATCACCCTTCATTTCGGAATTTAAACAATGAGTTACATAGAAAAGACCGCTTTAGAAGAGAAAAAACCAGTTCGGATTATTAGTGAGGATCAAATAAACCGGTTTGGGGAGCGCCTGAAGATAGCCATGAATGGTATGTCTAACAATGCGTTCGCTAAGCTATGTGGCTGGTCAGAAAAGGTTATACGGAATTATTTGAACGGAGAGAGTTACCCATCATTAGATCGGCTAGTTGTTATTGCCAATGTTAGTGGCTGCTCTATTGGTTGGTTGGCCTCAGGCTTTCCGGACGATAATTCGGATAATTTGACTAACAAGGATTTGGCTCGATCAGCAGGGTCACATGCCACTCCTGAACAGCAGCAAGTTTGGAAAGAGATATTAGACCGCATGACACCAGATGAGCGTGAAGCCGTTATCACTAGTGTATTTAGGCACGGTGTGAGCGTACTGCTCCATTCAACACTAACCGCAAGGCAATCAGCACCATCTAAATTGCCTTTGCCAGATGACCTTCCAGAAAGGCTTGGTATATCTCATGATGCAATGGCTATGGGAATGCTATATGACTCTCTGCCGAATAAGGATCGCCAAAAGATTTTAGCGGATATCGCAATGCAACAGTTGTTAGCATCTGGTCACGAAGCAAGTGACAAGCAAGCCGGTTGAGGGGCTGCGTTAGCCCGTTGTGTAAAAGCCATTTAAAAATGTTTTAAACGGTGATTGGCGCAGTCCCTCGCTTTATCAGAATAAGTGAACCAAAACCGGATCCAGAAAATTTTTTCTCATTTCGAGCATTAACACTTTAAATAGAGTACAGACATAAAATCACTGAAATTTTGATTCCGCAATTTCCCGAATTCTGTCAAGCAACAAAGTTTTCTTATATTCAAGTTCGCCGAGCTCTTGATATAGCGCAACAAGATTATGATCCCTTGTGGGAGCATCATTCAATGCAGCTTCGAGAAGAAAGGAACCCGCGCTACCTTGATAGCCATCTTTAAGCTTTAATTGCGTTGTGTAGCGATGCATACTAGAGCGCGAAGCTGTATAACCTAATGATGAAAGCCAAGTTACTAAAGACTCATGCTTTCCATAACGAGCTTCTCTGATTCGTTGATGTAGTTTAGAAATAACGTCATCAGGAAGTTGAGATGCAAATGATTTTTTACCAGACAT